TCGAAGTTCGCGGCGGCAAGGGCGATGCGGAGCTCGACTTGCCACTGGACCCAAGCGGCATTGGCTCCCGCCACACTGATAGCCCCAGAGGCCGAGCCAGCGGCCCCGAGTGCCTTGTCGCCCCAGACTGTCCGGCCCACATCAGTGGCGGAGCCTCCATCCACGCGCTCCGTCCAGCCTGTCGGCTGGGCGAGGACAAGGTTCCCAGCCGCTACGTCGATGTAAACCGCGAGGGCGTTCGCGCGGGTCGAGTTAAATCCGAAGCAGCTGTGTGTGATGCCCGTCCCAGCGTTCACGCTCGAGGCGTTCACGCTTACGTCCATCGGCCCCGCAAGGTCGAAGTAGTAGGCGACTTGTGCCGAGCAAGCCACCGCGCCCGTCCACGTAAAGACTGGGGCGGCGGCCGATGCGGGAGCAATCCAGAGCGAGGCCGTGAAGCTAGCGCCGGAGTTCACCTGAGCGCCCACCCTCGTCCAGCCAGAGGTGGCCGTGGCGTGGGTGGCGTTGTTCTTCGATGTCACCACCGCGAGGAGGACGCCGCCGCTCTGTTCGATAGTCGGCTTCGCGGGCGTGAGCGTTGCCGCGCTAGCCGATTGCGCTCTTGCCCCCGTGGTTACATAGAACGGCATCAGACAGCCTCGACGCCCACTTCAGCGCCATTAAAGGCGGCCGCTGTCCAGTCGCCCGAGGTGGCGGGGTTCGTCTCCCAGAGGTGTTGTTCGGCACTATAGCCAGCCGAGAACCCGAGGTTCGGACTGTCATAGTTCACACCCCCCACGCGGGTGAAGGCTTGTCCGTTCGATAGGCCGCCCGTAACCCTCGCGCGAGCGCACACAGCAAGCGCGGCCACCCTGTAGCCATCGGGGACGGTGATAGAGGCCTTCGTGAAGGACTTCCTTTGCCCAGAGCTCGTTAGGCCGATCGGATGTCCCGTCATCGAGAACCGTCTCCGCGATATCAGCGAAGCCCCCCGTACCCGTCCGTTAGAGCGCCATTCCCGTTTATTACAGGCATCCGATAACGGCTATCGCGCGTGTCGAAGTCAGCAATAAGGACTTGCGACCACACACAGAGGTTACTGTTAACCCAATTCCCTAGCCTGAGGAACTTAACATCGGCTGTAACTCCCGAGACTACATGGCCCGAGCCGCTAAGGACGATAGAGCCCGCTCTATAGAGGTCAAAAGAACCTCCATTGCCGCAAGTAAAACGCAAGTCCCAACGCTCAAGTGTGCTTTGTGAAACTGGCAGGGGCGGGCCTGAATTAACCCAAGCGGAGCCACTCCAGACTTGCGCCTGTATAGAGCTGCTACCCGCTCCGACAAACTTAAATACTGGGACAGATGCGGAATTGACTAGCGTGAGCCATTGAGCGTTTCCTGATGAGCCCGCGATAGAGTTTGAAAATTGCTCGAAGTGGAACCAGACAGTCCCCGCAGCATTTGCGTTAAGCTCCGCCTCGGCATAAATCGCCCCTTCGCTAGAGCCAGTAACCCTTAGGCCGTAAGGGACTAGGGCGCTGTCAAAGCGGCCGGAGGTGGCGTCCTCTATTATGGTCACGGAGTTACGGCTAAATGAGGCGAGGCTGTTCCCAGCAAAATAACGGGCCATCAGTCAAAGTCCCCCAGAAGAGTGAAGGCCGCGTTCTCGATGCCAGCGACGGGCGAGGCCGGACCCGTTATCCTCATAACATCCCCAGCCGCGAAGGACACGGCCGCGCCGGAGGTCGAGGAGAAGGTGACAGCTCCGGCCGTGCTCACCGTGATGGTCCCCACGCTCGAGCCGTTCTTCGCCACCGTGAGGACGAAGCTCGAGGCGGGGTTCGCGCCCACCGTCCCGCGCGAGCTCGCCCAGTTGCCCGCGAAGGTGACAGCCTGAGCGAACACATGGATGAGGAGAACCTCGGAGGCCGTGGGCGCGGTGGTGAAGCCGAAGGGGACGTTATAGCGGTTNTTCGAGAGGGCGTCCTGAAGGTCCGTCTGGTCGCTCAGCTCGCCCGTGATAGCGCCCCAGCTCCCACCACCACCGCCGCCACCGCCGCCAATCTCCTGAACGAACGGGCCGTCGCTGTTCTCTCCTCGGAGATAGAGCTTGCCGTCGAAGGTGTTAATCGCGCCCTCACCCAGAGCGAGGTCGAACGTGGTGGGGACCTTGCTCGGGACGGCCGAGCGCTTAATCTTGAACAGCGCCATATGGCGGGCCTCTCTGTGTGCTATCTAGCGGGCTGGGCCACCTGTAGCATGGAGAGAGGCCGGAGGGGAGCCTCAGGCCCCCTCCTCCTCCTCACCATCGTCCACACCTTCCTCATTCGGCTGGGTGAAGCTCGGACCCTCGTCCCCGAGGAGGGCGTCGAACTCCTCGAAGNNGTAGTCCGGAGAGACAATCTCACCGCGCTGGAGATTGTCGAACAGGACGCGGAGCGGGAGGGCGTTCGTCTGATAGGCCCCCACCATTGCGGTGAGCATCGTGGGGGGCCATCCGCGCCGCGCCGAAGTCCGTGTTCAGGAGCAACATCGCCGTCTGCTGAGCGCCCACCCAGCGAGCCATCCAGTTGAGGCATCGCGTGAGCCCATCGGACGCGGCTCGAGCGGCCGAAGCCAGAGACGAGCGCTCGCCCGCTGTCTTGAGCTCGACGGTCCCGAAGGCCTCGGCCGTGCGCTTGTCATCGGCGAGCATCCGAGCGCCGAGGACGGCCATCCGATGCTCCTTGTCCTTCATGGCGGCCCTAATCTCCTTCAGGCCCTCGCCTTTGAACTCGAGGAACTGGGCCGAGGCCGAGGGGTCCGGAAACACCCACGCCTGAGACGAGCCCAGCGCGAGAACCTGTCCCTCCGAGAGCTGAACGCCCGAGACGTAGGGCGTGGGCAGGCCTGTGAAGTGGATGCCGTGCTCATAGTCCGCCGAGTTGCGGAGGTGAGCGATGTTCGCGTCCACGAGGTCGAGGAGAGGCGGCTTCTGGACCTTCGGGGTGCATGAGCTCGCGCCGAGAATTGTCGCTGGGATGTAGCGCATCGGAGCCCCGTTCACGCGAGGCATCACCTCAGAGACGAGCGCCTCCTTGTCGTCATAGACGCGGCACACATAGCCTTCGGCCGTGAGCATGAGGGCGCGATATTGAACCACCTCCTCGCTCTCGAACTCATCGACACCCTTCTCGGCCGTCTCCTTCAGCACCAGCAAGGTGAGGACATCGACGCCGCCCACCTTCTGACACTTCCAGTTGATGATGTTCTCCGCCGCATACAAGCGGAGGAAGGGCCGGACGTTCAGGCGCTCAGCCTCGGCCACGGACAGGCCGGAGCTCTGGACCGTGGGCATATCGACCACGAGGGCCACGCGGCCCACCGCGAGCTGTTCCTCCACCACTTGCTCGGCGAACTCGCGGAGGTTCACGCCGGACAGGGTTATGTCGCTCTCGAACGGCTTCAGGGCGGCCGGAAGCTCGATGCTCGGGTCCTTCCCGAAGATGAGGCCTGTGAAGGCGTCGAGCGTCCGAGCCGTGGCGTTGAAGAACGAGGCCCGCTCGCAATACGTGATATATTCCTCAGGGCTCTGTCCCTCGAGCTTCGGGACGTAGGTGGTCGAGACTTGCTGAGGCGCATACAGGGAGCCCACATAGGCCTCACGAGGGACAGCGCTCTGGAGCATCGCGTCTTTGCCCGCGATGACATCGCGACAGCGCCGCCATTGCCACCTGTGGAGCTGATAATCCCTGTGTTCCGTGCTCACCGCCATGATGGTGTCCCTCTGAAGCTGTTCGGGCTCATATACCGGAGAGCTTGTGAAGTGTCACGGTGGAGCGCTTCAGGCCGAACTTGTAGGCGATGAAGTAGCCGAGAGCGTCCGGAAGGTGGTCGAGGTCCCCAGTCTTGTCCGGCTCGCCCGCCTTGTTATAGGCCTGTTGTTCGAGCATCTCGACAAGGTTCGGACAGGCGTCCGGATTTATGAGGAGCTCGCCCTTCTTGAGCGAGGCGTTGACGCTCAGCACCCTGTCACGGACGGCTGGGTTCGCGGGGTTCGACAGGACGGTGAACTTCGCCTGTCGGAGGAGCGCGATGTCGCTCTCCGAGGCGTTCTGACTTTTACGGTTACTCCCTGAGGCGTCAGGATAGACGGTGATGGGGTGGCCGATGAAGCGGGCCTTCAGGTGGGCAATCATGGCGGGCGTGTCGATGAGGCCGAAGCTCTCCTCGAGCACCAGCGGCTTGTCGCCACGGATGACAGCGATGGGCGCGGACATCTTCCCCACGTTGAAGTCCATCCCGATGTGGAGATGCTCCCCAGCTCGGATTGTCTCGAAGGTGGCGCAGCGGCGGCGGTCGAACTCGGAATAGACGCGGCCGTGGGTGAGGTTGACGAAGAGCCCCTGAAGATAGGCCGCCAGAAGCGCCTCGGGATAGCTCTCCTCGAGGTTCTGGATGTAGTCCTCGGGGAGGTTCGCCGCGTTCTCGTAGGTGTCGCCACGGTGGAGCTCATAGCGCTCCGAGGCGTTCTTCTCCCACCGCTCATAGACGAAGCGGAAGCCCTCCGGTGTCGTCACCACGCCCACCGTGTTCTTCACAGGCTTCCCGCTCTGGGTGAAGCACTTCTGGCGGTTGCGGGCGATTATCTTGTTCCAGACGGCTCGAGCCTTGTCCGTCACCAGCGTGTCGAGCTCATCGACAATCGAGTGGCCCACCTCATAGCCGACAATCCGCTCAGGCCGTTCCATCGAGCGGGCGATGATGCGCCCGCGGCTCAGCCGGATGGTGGCCGTGGACTTGTTCAGCTCGTGGTCGATGCCATTGCGCTCGAGGAGCTGGGGAAGCCGCTCGAAGATGATGTCCTCGATGAGCGGGAAGGTGGGGAGGTAGTATCCCACAGCACTGTCCGGACAGTAGCGCTTGAGCTTCATCATCCGGACCACGCCAGAGGCCGTCTTGCCTGAGCCGAAGCCCCCCACGAACGCGGGGAAGGTGGCCGTCGAGTTCACAAAGCCCGCCTGTGAAGGCGTGAGTGATGTCACAGCCAGCTCTCGTCTGTGAGCGGCTCGAGGTCCCTGAGCCCCACATCGAGCTTCTGGGGAGCGTTGAAGCCGTGCATGGCGTTTAGCTCTTTGATGGCCGCCACGCGCTCGGATTGTTTCGCTGTCTTTTCGACATCGAGCGCCACCTCCATGAGCACCTGAAGGCTCATGCCTCGGCTCCACACGAGATGTTCTGTGGCCTCCCTCCGGAGTTCGCCAATCCTCCCCGAGACATCCCCGCGCCCCGCGAGCTCTGAGGCTCGCTTCTGGACCGTGCTCTTCGCCATGCTCTGGGCGTTGTATGCGGCCCGATAGGCGTCCGAGTAAGTCATCCCTGACACCACGGCTCGAGCGAACTGTTCCATCTTCGGGGTGAGCGCCGGACGCTCCTCCTCATCCGGCTGGGCGACAGGCTTCGCGGGAGCCTTCGCCTTCTTCGGGGCGGGCTTC